AGGAAATTCATCTATTTTTTTATTATCTATGAAAACACTATTATAAACGTTTATTTGAAACTTTTTTGTAAGTCGATAATTATCAATTTCCATATTTGATAACCATCGTTCAATAATGTTTTTTCGCCCTATATTCATAGATTTAATAGGATCCTTATCATTTTTTGTAAAATGTATTTTATCTTCATATAATATTTCTTTAACCATTTTCATTAAACTAAAGTATAGTCATATAATTAATTTGAACAGGAAACGTATGAGGATTGTAAACATAAAATCCTGGAATTAAATTCTTAATAGTTGAATTAGGAGGATCAATTGCTGCTAACCATATTCTTATTAATCCAACTTTTTCCCATTTATTATTTTCTTCAATATATGCTAAATATTCATTTGCACTCATTACATTTTCGTAACAACTCATTTTTCCTGCTAATCCTATATCTATAGTTTTGGTATATTTAGTCCAACAACTTGGATCTAAAGGATTTTGTTCAAAATAGGTTAAAGTTTCAGGAACATGTGTTATTTGTATATATGAGTCATAATCTGCTGCAGTTGAAGGATAAATAGCTCTTAATACATATCCTAACATTGCAGTATTTGTATATTTAAATGCAGGTACACTAGAAGATGCATCGTATATCATTAAATAGCCTACAGAAGGATTATTAGTACAAGTTGCATAGACATTAGTAATATCAATCTGATAACCAGCAACATTGCTTGTAAATGTTAAACCACTTGAATCATATGTTGCAGTAATTAAAATTCCTCTATTTTCAAATTCTATATTAAGTGCATTTGCAATACTTATGTTATTTATTGAATCTGCTTGTGCATGTAATGCTAAATCATAATGTTTGAAATTTTTATAATAATTAAGTGATAAATCAACAACCATGGTCATTGAATTTGTATTTTGACAAACGCTTGGATTAAATAAAAATACTTGTGATTGTTGTGAAATACCTTTTGTTAATCCAGGTATAAATGTTACTTCACCCGGTTGAATTAATTTAGTTTGTTGATCCCATCCAGATACAGGTTGAGATAAATCACCTAATCCCATCGACGCTAAAATATCACTTCCAGAAATTATCCCAACATTTTGACCTGGTAAAAATTCAAATGCTGCACTATCAGATTGGCCTGCACAAGGACTTAGTTCCGGATAAATATAGTCATTAGATGTATTATTATTGAACAAGTCTACTGCCATAATTACATAATTATTTTATTTATATATTTCAAATAAAATGATATAAATTTACTTAAGATAAATTAAATATTTTGAGTGAATAAATCGTATTCTTGTTGCCTACGATTAACAAGTCCAGGAAATTTAGCGCTAACTTTTGTGGTTTTGATTTTTTCTGCAGCAGTTTCATAATCACCTTTTTTTAATAATTGAACAAATTCTGTTTGTCTAAATGCAGATATTCCCATATTATATGCCATTGATACCATTGCATCAAACATAGATTGATCAATATTTATTTTAATACCTTGTTTTTCCCATTGCGATAACATTCTTTTAATGCCATTTTCAGCAATAGCTATATCATGATTAAATAATTTTTCAGCAGTATGTAAATCTATTTTATCACCTACATTATATGGTGAACTAGTTTCTGGATATGTATGTCCATATCCTATTGTTATTTTTCCATCACCAATGGCATATGCTGTTAAACGGAGTTTTTCATGTTCTTTAATAAAATTTTTTACTTCTTCAGATGCTTTTGCGGTTTTATAATCAATATAAGTTTTTTCTGTATTTTTAATAAGCTTTTCTAATTTTACTGGATCAATTTTATTTTCTTTAGCTACTTTATTACTCATAGCAGATAATTCTGTTTCGCTAAATATACTATTATGCCCCACGAAATTCATTAAAAACAACATTATTAAGATAGCAGATATGTGTTTTTTAAGACTAAAATCTTTTGTTTCATTAAATTTATTAATAAATTTATGCAAAATTGCGGTTTTATTTTTTATTTTACTAATAATATCTTGTAATTTTTGTATGTCGAAACGTTCATTTAATATTGACTCATTTAATACATTAAAATAATAAATATCGTCATATAAATATTCTCGAACTAGTTGCATTTTTTAGTTTATTTTATTTATCTCACATAAAAAAAGAGGCATGCGCCTCTTTTATATTCTATCAAAATTTAAGTGTTCTCCTGGATTTATTGGAATACCAAATTTGTCAATTTTTCTTAATTTTTTTTTACTTGTGGCTTTATTGGAATTGCCTTAGCATCAATAACTTCAACTCCATTTTCAATATATGGAGTTCGTGATTCAGACGATGTCAGAGACTCTTCCTGTGATATCTCGTCGCTTATGTCTGGTTGCGTAATAGATTCCTTTGCTTTCAATTTGTCAAGGCTTGTAATTAATTTAATCACTTCATCTCCTTTTGAAGGTTTTATTACTTGTTCTAAATCTGTTACTACTTGTGTTGTACTTTCTGTATCTAGAGGATCAATTATTTTATTTTTTTGTTTTCTTTGCGGGACGTCTACTTTTTCCTCTTTTTGTAGTCGTCCCTTTTCTTTTTTTGGCACGGCCACCGTTTCTTTTTGTTTAGGTGGTCGTCCTAATTTTTTAGAAGGTAATTGTTGTTTTTCATCAGTAGAAGTTAAATAAGTAGCTTCTTCATCTAAATATTTTGATGAGTCTCCTATATAAGTTTGATTTAATTTATCAGGTTCTTTAAATGTTAAATCAACTGATCCAAATTCATCTTGATCTGATTTTTCTATAAGTTGTGTATCAGATGATTTTTCTGTGTCTGCTATCTTTGCAGCGTCTATTAAACTCGCAACTCTTTTTGTAACTTCATCTTCTATTACTTTATCAACTTCTTCATCCGGTACACTACCAACTTTTTCTAATTCTGTGTTGTTTTCCTCTGACATGAAATGCATATTTTGTGCTACTAATGCAGTCATACCTAATGCTACAATAGGAAGTAATGCGCCTGCTATCCATGAAATAATTACTTGATACATTTCAGCATTAGCAGCTTGAACACCAATTAAAATTGATTTTTGCCAATACATCCAATCATTATTTCCGGATGTAGCCATAAATTTAAATGATGCATATACGTTTGCGGTCACTTGTAATGCTGTCAATAAAAACATTAATGCCCATGGTAAAAATTTGTTTTTATTTTTTTCACTCATCAATATTGAAAATAACACTGATGCTTGACCGACTTCATATGTTATACCAAGTAATATTGCAAGACCCATTGTATTTGCTAAATTGAAGAATGTTATAGAGTGTAATGTAGATACAAACCCTACAAACAAATACAACAAAGAAAAACATATGATAAGTCCCCAATAAAGACCTTTATTAGTTATCTTAAATTTGCTTAGATTTAATTTAGCCATTTATTTTTTAAATTATTTATTTTTATTGGTATCTTTAATTTCTTCGGCGCCTTTAACAACAACTGTTGTAGTTGTATTTGATTTAACTTTTTCGACGGCGGTTTGAATTGCATCGGCGCGTTGATCTGCTGCTTTAGCATGTTCATTTGCGAGTTCTAACTTAAAATTAAGTTTTTTAATACTATCTTGTGATTCTTTATAATATGTATCATATTTATTTTGTATAGAATCAATTTGATGTATATAATCCTTTGATGTAATGCTTAAACGCATATTTCGATTACAACTTTGAATACTTTTAAACATTAATAGAAATAAAAGAGTAAGTGCAATCCATTTCATATTTTTTTCAAAGAAATGTTGAGGTGTAATAGCCATAATAATCAATCCTTTTTGTTTTTATATATCTATGTCAAATATTATATAACTAAAAAAGACCTGAGTTTTAAATCAGGTCTCTTTGTATAAAAAAATTCAAAATATTAATTAGGGGTTGTATCATTTTGTTTTTCTAATGTAACTGTATTATCATTTACTACAGAAGTTTCTTCAGATTTAGGTTCAAGATCTGCAAGATAAAAACCTTGTTCTGCTGCTGCCCATTTTTCTTGAAGATATTGTACATTTTTTAATTTATTTCTTGCCTCTTCAATTTTTTTACCTACTGCAATCAAAAGCTTAGAATATTTGTCAGCAATTTTTTCAAATTCTACTGCAGATTCAAATCCAATACCTTTAGGATTATATAACATAAATCCACAAAATTCAAGAGCTTGATAATCCATTGATAGACCTTTTGTATCAGTAACTTCAGCCATAAATTTTTTAAGTTCTTCATCTAGTTTAATTATTCCCATCCATTGAGTTTTTTCCCATGATGCGTATTTTTTCATATAATCTAATAAAAATAAATATACATCATTGGCTGCAAAATTTCCAGGATCACTTATTTCCCAACGTGTTTCTGCAAATTCTTTCATTGCAACTTGAAAATCATTTTTAAATTGATTGATTTCTTCGGGTGTTGGTTTGTTTTTATTTTCTTCCTTTTTTTCGTTTTCAACTACTTCAGGATTAATTTCAGTTTTTTTCTTTTTTGCCATTTTATAATTTTATTTTATTAAATATTATATTAATTACATTATAATAAGTTTTACAGATATAAAAAATATGGATAATATTTGTTTATCAAAAATTAAATACTTTGTATAAGATATTCTTGATGATTTTTAATGTGATATTCTCGTACGAGCGTTTTAAATTTTTCTTTATATTCCGTTAAATTTACTCCATTTAATTCTATTTCTTGTAAAATATCACTTTGTTTATCTATGCAAAGTATTGATGCGCGATTGATTATAAATCCTTTTTGTTTATACATTTCATCAAGACAATTAGCATATCCACCAAGTTGATAAAAATACTTTAGTTCTTTTATACTTCCTTTTTTAATTTTACCATTAGACGATTTAAAATCTGTTATTGATATCCCA